GCGAGTATCTGGGCGACAAACTAATGACCGTGCTGGCGTGAACATTCAGTGCAAGGAGCTACGATGTCACGGCTGCGGCAAACTCCTCGCGGAGAAGGCAGCGTCCGGTACGGTGATCGTCTGCACCCGGTGCAAGGTTCGCAACGAGGCTGATTGATGAGACCATATTTCGAGGACGACGCGGTCACCATCTACCACGGCGACTGCCGGGAGATTCTGTCGACGTTGCCGCCGGCTGATTTAGTTTTAACTGACCCGCCGTATGGGGTCGGGTACAAGTACGGCAACTCCTATCAAGATGATGCAGAGGGATATGAGCCGTTCGTGCTTGGAGCCTTCCAGCAGATGCGCGAGAATGCACCTATGATCCTGATCACGACGGGAATGAGAAACCTATGGCTCTATCCTCCGGCGGACTGGGTGCTCTGCTGGGCTAAACCGGGGTCGACAAGACGCAACGGATTAGGTGGTTTTAACGAGTGGGAACCCGTCCTTGTCTATGGGAAGCGGCGTATTTATAACGACTTCAAATTGTTACCGACAGCACCTAATCTGAGCAAAGATACCGGAGACCACCCTGCACCTAAACCCATAGCATTATATAGATGGCTGGTGGCTGTGGGATCAGATAATGGAGCAACAATCCTCGACCCGTTCATGGGTTCCGGCACGACGCTTCGGGCCGCCAAAGACCTGGGGCGCAAGGCCATCGGCATCGAGATCGAGGAACGCTACTGCGAGATAGCGGCCCAGCGGATGTCGCAGATGGTGCTGGCGTTTGACGCGGTGTGATTCGTCGTGGTATCGTCGATGACAGTGGCCCGATCCGGCGCAGTGTCCGAGGCGCAAGCCCGAACGCCGGAGGAGGTCGCTTTTGGCGTTCTGGGACACGCTGTTCCGCAAGCAACAGGAACTCTCGACCACCGTCCCGCTGAACATGGACGTGGGGACGGCATCATATCCCGACGTTAACTACGCGAATTTCGCCTCCGAGGGCTACGGCAAGAACGAGATCGTTCACGCCTGCATCCGGGAGCTAGCCACCTCTGCGGCCACGCCCCGGTACTACGTCCAGGCTCCCTCCGAGGACGGCGGCTCTGTCGAGGTCGAGACAGGCCTACTCTACGACCTGACCTCCAAGCCGAACCCGTACTCCGACTGGTACTCGTTCGTTGAACGGTTGGTCACATTCCTAATGGTCGCGGGCAATGCCTACGTCATCAAGGAGCGGGGCCGGAACGACCAGGTCTCGGCCCTGTATCTCCTCCGGCCCGACCGTGTCACGATTGTGGCCGGGGACTACGGGGCCAGCAGCTACGTCTACGAGGTCGGCGGCACCGAGTACGGGGTCGACGCACGCGATATGTGCCACCTCGCCTTGCCGAACCCCGGCGGTGACATTTACGGTCTTTCTCCTCTCCAGGTTGCGGCACGTACAGTCAATCTTGATCTCAATATGACGGACTTCGCGAAGGTTTATTTTGCCAATGCAGGGGTTCCGTCCGGTCTTCTCAAGGTTAAGCGTCGGCTGACCTCCCAGGAGGAGGCGGGAACGATCCGGGCGCGGTGGCGGTCTCAGTTCGGCGGGGCGAATAATTTCCACCGGATCGCGATCCTAGACGACGACGCCGAGTATCAGCCGATGAGCAACAGCCCCAAGGACATGGAGTTGTCAGGGCTGCACAACCTGACCGAGTCCCGCATCTGTGCGGTGTTCGGCGTCCCTCCGATCCTGATAGGGGCCAACGTCGGACTCCAGCGCAGCACCTTCTCGAACTATCGGGAGGCCCGTCTGGCGTTCCACTCCGAGACCCTGGAGCCGATGGTCGCCCGCATCCTCCGGTACTTCAACCGCAACCTATCCGACGAGTACAGCGGCAACGAGACCCTTGCGGTCGACTGGGCCGCGATGCGGGCTGTCCTCGACGACCAGGCGGCAACGACGACCCGCATGACGGCCCTATTTGCTGGTGGCATCCTCACTTTGAACGAGACGCGGGAGGCTCTGGGGTTCGATGCGGTCTCGGACGGTGCGCTCCGGCGTATCCCGTCCAGCGTGTTTGAGGTCGCCGAGGGACAGCCCGCCCCGGTCGCGGTAGATGCCGCTCCGGTCGAGCAGGCGCACCCGGCCCTTGCCGAGATCAAGGCTCCGAGGGTCGCCCCTCGCGCTCGGATACTCCGCCGCCGGATGATCGAGGAGCGGGAGGAAGAAACCGATGATCTGGCGGCAAAGACCCTGCGGCACTTCCGAGGCATCAGGAACCGGGTCGACGGCATCCTGGGTCGCCACATGGAGCGGCAGACCGCCGAGACGAAGGACTATCCGTTCGGGGTCACAGATATGCTCCCGCCGGTCGAGACGGGGAACATGGAGCGCATTCTGGAGGCCGCATTCCGCCGGGTTTCTAAGCGGACGTTCAAGACGATCAACGACGTCGGCGTCGCCGGGACTCTCGACTGGTCGGACAAACTCCCGACGGTGCAGCGGGTATTGACCCAGGCCCCGACGCGGGCCGCGATGATCCACCGGACGACCTCCAAGGCCATCGGACGGGCGGTGGGGATCGGCCTGGAGCGCGGGTACTCAATCGAGCAGTTGGCGCGGGGCGTACCGGACGACAAATTCCCTGGCATCCGTTCGATCCTGGGGGAAACCGAGTCTCGCAGTCGCTTAATCGCCCGCACTGAAATAATGCGCAGCCAGAACCAGACCACAGTCGGATTCTACAGCGAACAGGGCTTTGGATATGTCCAGGCCGATGACGTGGACGGCGATCCTGACGACACATATGTCGACCCCGGCGACCCAGAAGGCCGGACGTGCGCGGAACGGCACGGCCAGATATATACCCTGGAGGACGCCCAGAACATAGACGACCATCCGAACGGGACGCTGAACTGGATGCCGATGCCAAGAGGCTACACGCCGGAGGGAGCTATATGATCCGTAAGACTACGAGCGGGGACGCGAAGGCTATCGACGAGGCCGAGGGGATCGTTGAGGCTTACACGAACACGATGGGCGTGCCCGATGCCGACGGGGACATCGTAGAGCCGACTGCATTTGACACCTCGATAGCCGACAACCTCCCTATCCCGGTGCTATCCGGGCACGACCAGGGCAAGCTCGTCGGCAAGGTCATCTTCGCCCAGCCCCGATATATCGGCGGTGACGAGTATCGGCTATTCACGAGAATGCAGTTCAACATGGACACCGAGGCGGGCCGGGACGCCTTCAGCAATGTCGCGGGCGACTACGTTCGCGAGTGGTCTATTGGGTTCAATATCCCGAAGGATTCAGACGTTGAGCGCGAAGGTAGCGACGTCTCGACCGTGGTGAGGCGCATCGCGAATCTGGACTGGGTCGAGGTCTCGACCGTCATCCGGGGGTCATCGCCATCGACGGTCACGGTAGCGGCCAAGGCGTCGCCGGTAACGGAGGAGAAGGGCGCGATCCCGTCCCACCTAACGGCCTGGATCGAGGACGCCTGGGACGGCAGTCTGATGCGGGGCCGGATCAAGGGCGGGGCGGCAGTCCTCCGGGCGGCTCATGCCTGGGTAGACTCCGACGGCGACCCGGAACAGAAGGCGAGCTATAAATACCTGCACCACCACATCGGTCGCAATGGCCGGGGCGGGCCTGCTAACGTCCGAGCTATTACAACCGCCCTGGCGAACCTCAACGCCCGCAGATCGTCGATACCGGAGAACGACCGGAGAGGGGTCTATAACCACCTGGCCCGGCATCTCCGCGAGGCGGGACGCAAGCCCTCCGAGCTACGGTCTGCGGAGCCGCCTGACCACTCTAAGCCCTTCCCTAATTTCCACGCCTGCCGGATGCGGGAGCCGGAGGAGTTTGACCGGTTCCGAACCGCAGACGAGACCATCGACGACAAGCCGGTCGAGGTGCTGTACGGCAGGGAGGTAGAGACCGGGGACTGGGCCATCGCAGCCTACCATCTACCGGTCGACGATTGGACCGAAGCCGAGGCCCGTGCGTTCTGCGAGGAACACGACGGCATCAAATTCGAGCCAGCAACTGGCGAAGATGACTCCGACGACGCAACGGACGAAGCCGCCTCCGACACGGCTCCCGAAGCCGCCTTGGACACGGCAGAGCGGACGTTACGCCTTCAGCGGATCAAGCTCGCCCTGCATGGAATAACAACAAGGAGCAACGATTGAACACGCAAGAGATTCGCAAGGAGGCCAACGCCATCCTGGGTCAGGCGGAAGCGTCCCTTAAGAGCGGTGAAGTCGAGCAGTTTGAGCGGATGATCGCGGACGCCCAGGCCAAGATGTCAGAGGCCGACAAGATCGACGTGGCAGCGTCCCAGTTGAAGGTTCTGAAGGGCGAGTTCAACCGCCCGACTAACAGCGTGCCGATTGCCGACAAGGATGTGGCGGCATACGACCCGAACGACACGGGTGCGCTCAACAAAGCGTCCTATAAGCCCTCCGCATGGGTCAAGGGGCTTCCGGCGATGGCGCAGCCGCTCTGGGTGCAGGAAGCCATGGGAAACACCCAGAAGGAGGAAGCCCGGTTCCAGACGGACACGTTCGTGAAGTGGTTGAGGTCTCCGTCCGACGACGTGTTCTGGAAGACCGCCAGCGCAGACGAAGTTAAGGCAATGCAAGAAGAGACGGACGCCGAGGGCGGCTACTTCGTCCCTGAGCAGTTCATCAGCCAGACGATTCATGACCCAGGAGTACCGGGTTCGCAGCTTCGGCCCCTCTGCACCGTGATCCGCGTCTCGTCTAAGGACGGTTACGTTCCCACGATGGGTAGCGCGACCTGGGCGGCGATAGCCGAGGAGGCCGCGTACAGCGACCAGACGCCCACGGTTGGGCAGGTCGCCTTCTCGCTGGAGAAGTCCGGCGGGCTGGTCAAGGTAACGCGGGAGCTACTGGAGGACTCCGCGA